TAGGAGTGTCCATAGTAGGGGGGGCGAAGATAAATCTCACATTTGTGAGAGTCCAGAGTTGACAGAGCAGATAAAGTATGAGATAATGGTTTTGAAATGAGGGAAACCTATTTCATCTATTTATTTTCTCACATTTGTGAGATTACTTGAGGATTTCAAAATGAAATTACTAGATCGTAGTGGGGCTAACACTAAACTAGCCAAGACCAATGATGGTTCTGAGTACCTTGTAGCTGGCTTGTCTCTCATGCCCGATGACATTGTATGTGGGTATCGTAAGCGAGCTGACTGCGGCAAGACCTGCCTTGTGTTCACGGGTATGGCTAGGGTCTTCCCTAAGATCAACCAATCAAGACAACGCAAGACCGACTGGTATCACTCAGATCGGGGGGCGTTCCTTGAGCAGCTGCGTAAGGAGCTCAGGTTGCACCAGAAGAATTGTGAGAAGAAAGGTATCAAGCCTGCTGTAAGGCTTAACGTGCTCAGCGATATTGCGTGGGAGAAGCACGGTATACCTCAGGAGTTCCCTGATATATTCTTCTATGATTACACCAAGAATGCGTTTCGTTTGGGGCGCACTCCAGATAACTATCATCTCATCTTCTCCTATAGTGGTGCGGAAGAGTATCAAAAGTTTGTGACTAAAGCATGGGAGACTGACTCTCCAATTGCTGTGGTCTTCAAGAATCGAGTACCTGCCTCCTTTATGGGGCGTGTGGTAGTTGATGGCGACAAGTCTGACCTTGACAACGTGGTAGCAGGTCGTGTTATAATAGGTCTTGTCGAAAAACTGTCGGGTAGTGAGTCTCCAGTGTTCATGGTTGACCCTGACTTAATAGCTGTAGCAGCTTAATCTCACAAATGTGAGAACTTAACTTAACTAGAGGAATGTATTATGTTGTTATCTTTAATTGGTAAATCACCTAAGGTGTCTAAGGTCTTTGTTCGTACACTTGCAGCAGTGCTGCCTTACTTGGGGTACAAGGTCACAGCTGACACTAAGAAAGTACGCCTTAAGAATGCTGATGGCACCTTTCAGGTAGGTGCTAATGGTAAGGGTGTGTATCGCAGGGTTGGTAAGATGGATGGTCGCTTCTTTGCTATCCCTCGCTGGAGTAAGGGTGCTGCTCTTATCCTCACAGCTCGTAAGGTTGTCAATCGTGACCGCCTAGACCTAACAGGTGAGACTTACTTGTCAAAGCATCGAGGCTACCTTACAATAGCTATCGAGCACAGCAAGGGTCGTTTCCTATGGGACGTACAGAACCGTGACCTCATTTAACTAACACGAGGGTAGGACTACCTGCCCTCACTTAACCTAAACTAGGGGAATACAATGAGTATATTAAATAAAGATACAACCACTATCAGCGTCGGCGACATGTTCAATGGCATGTGGGTTGAAGAGATATGGGTAGGCTGTCGTAGTGAGGGTAGGTGCATGGCGTACTACAACACCGTTAATCGGGATGGTATTAAACTGATACTTAATCACGATGAGGTCATGGCTCTTTTGCGTGGTACATTACAGCAGGTGGAATCATGAGTAAAAAACTAAAAGCAGGTGATAGAGTCAAAGCGCTTGAAGGTACGCAGGCATTCTTTTGGTCAGAAGGTCGAGAGGGCGTAGCAACAACCGTGTACGAAGGTAATAATCGAGGCCTTGTTAGTTGGGGCGATGATCCGACAACACTAGGCTTTAACTGTATTGATGTAGTGAAGATAGATGAGGTGGTATCATGAGTAACCAAGACAAGCTAGATGTAGTTAAGAACGTACGCTTTGAGTCTTTCTATGGTGGCGAGCCTGTCATCATGACTCGTGCTGAGGCTGATGAGGAGTTTGTATGTCTCATCGAGGCACTACAGGGTTACTGCGCTGATGGTGCGGTGTTTGCAATGGACGACGACAACAACGATTTATTTATAGCGTGGGATTGATTATGAGAACTATGATTTCGTTAGACAATATGAAAGACAAGATCAATGTGCATGAGCATATCATCACAGTTAATATGTGGGAGTTCTATCTTGAGGAACCTGATGAGAATGGTGTATCATTCGGCTATGTTATGGGGGATGAGAACGAGCTAGGTTATGTACCTATCGAACAGATCGAAGCCTTCATCGTATCTCGTATGAAAGTTGATGCTACCACTGAGCTTATGCCAGCAGCAGGTTATAAGTGGGAGGAGTTATGATATACTTTCGCACGTTAAAGTCCTACATGGAGGCAGTACAGCACTGCGTTCGTTTAGGTGTGTACTTTGAGGGTACAGAAGCAAAACAAGATACGTTCCCCTATTGCTTAGAGATTACAGGAGCCAAGGATAATGACTGATGCCACACATGGGGGTAAGGGGAGTAAGCGTAGGAACACTGACGCTGCTAAGTACAACAGCAACTACGACCGTATCTTTTGTAAGAAAGGTACTCAACCAGACACAGAGGAGAAGATTAAGGTGAACCATTTAGATTATGATAGTACCGTAGCATGGAGACCTGCTTGTGGTGGCACTGAGCGACCGTTCGAGTGGGGTGGTAAGGAATACCTATACATGTATAATCATGAGACGGGTGAGCATTCGTACTACAATGCTACCGATGATGTCTTTGAACCTAACGTGGAGTTTAACTAATGAATAAGTCAAAGATTAAAATGTTTTTTCTTGGGTTGCTTCACCTTATTATCTCACCAGTATACATACCTGCGATGATAATGTGGGAAGAAAGAAATGACATTAAAGATTATTATTCCCAGTGCTTTCGAGCAATAACATTTAGGAGCGTGTAATGTATCTAGTATCTTGGAGCAACGCTAATGGCTACCATGATAGTACCTTTGATGATTACCAAGAAGCTGTAGAGTTCTTGGCTGATCTTGAGGGTAACTGTAGTGGTTGTTCTTTTACTACCATTAACAACGCTGATGATGAGCGTGAGGAACAGTGGAACGATGCCAACTCTTGATGACCAGATTGATCTTGAGTATCTCATGGTTCAGTCAGGCATCAAGCGATACCAAAAGCAGATGGCTGATCTCTCTGCTTGTGGGCATGGTGCAAAGACCCTACATGGCAGGGCTATCGTAGCAGGGGTAGCTCAGGCAGTAGCGTTAGCCATTGATGAGTTCATACAATCTAAGCTGAAGATGAAAGTGAAGATGCTATTGAAGCAGAGTGACCCAAGACAGTTAGCTTACTTGTCTCTGATAAGTGTGGTTGATAGGATTGCAGGTCAGACTCCTTTGATGGGTGCGGCTTTGTTCGTAGGCACACAGGTGGAGACTCAGCAACGACTTGAGAAGTGGATAGCAGCTGATAAGCAGACAGCTAGTTACATGATCAAGCAAGCTAACAAGAAGTCTGACAAAGGCTTTGACCATAAGCGGCATGGTCTGAATCATAAGATGAATGCGGATGGTGTTGACATACCTCACTGGTCTCGTACAGATCGGATAGCTGTGGGTATGAAGCTCATCTCTCTTATCGTAGAGAACTCAGGGATAGCTAAGATAGTTAAGAAAGGTGACGGTAGGAAAACTACTTCGTATGTTGTAGCAACTGAGTCCACACTTCAGTGGGTGAAGACGTTCAACGAAACCAAGGAGAAGAACCTACCTCGGTATGCTCCCTGCATTATCGAGCCTAAAGATTGGGATAGCTTTTGGGGTGGCGGCTACTACAGTGACCACATAAATCAGAAACCTTTTGTCAAGGTGCATACATGAACGAAGAAACTCAGGAATATATAGATGAGTTCGAGCAGTATGATTTATCAATGGAGTATGGGTGTGTTAACGCTCTACAAAAAACTCCGTGGAAGATAAACGCTTACGTCTTGGAGACTCTCAGAGCTGTCTGGGATAGCGGTGAGGAATGGAAGGGGCTACCTGCCAAGTACGACAGGGCGTTGCCTGTGTATCCTTTCGGGGACACTAAGATACAGGATGTTGAGGACAAGTTAGCAGTCAAGAAGTTTAAGAGAGACCGCACTAAGATACACACCATGAACAACAGGGAAATGTCTAAGCGGATACAGGTGGAGCGTACACTTCAGATAGCTGAGGAGTATGCCGAGCGAGAGAAGATGTGGTATGTCTGGCAGTGTGATTTCAGGGGTCGTAAGTACCCAGTGGAGTCGTTTTTATCCCCACAAAATGCCGATTACTCTAAGGCTCTACTAGAGTTTGCAGAGTCAGCTACTATAGTTACTACCGAGGATGCCAAGTGGTTGGCTATCCATGGTGCTAATCTATTCGGGGTGGATAAGGTTAGCTTAGAAGATCGTGAGATGTGGGCGTACTTCAATGCTGATAAAGCTATTGATGTATGTAACAATCCTCTCGAAAGTAAATGGTGGCAGGAAGCTGACAAACCTTGGCAAGCGTTAGCTTGGTGTAAGGAGTGGGCTGAGTACAGCGTTGCTAGAGCTAATGGGGAGACGTATGAGACGTACTTGCCTTGCGCTAGTGATGGCACATGTAATGGCTTACAACATCTCTCAGCTATGCTCAGGGATGCTGAGGGTGGACGTAGTGTAAACCTAACGCCTAGCCCAGTACCTCAGGACATCTATAGAGATGTTGCAGAAAAAACTACAGAGCTTTTACAGATCGAGGCTGATAAGGGGGAGATACTTGCACAGCAGTTGCTTACCCTTGGGATTGACCGTAAGATTTGTAAGAGACCTGTGATGATTGTGCCTTACAGTGGTACGCTTCATGCGTGTAAGTCATACATCAAGGAAGCCTTGGAAGATAAGCTAGAGGATATGGATTACAATCCTTTCGGGGATGATGATCTGTTCCGCCCGTCTCAGTACCTAGCTAAGTATGTGTGGCAGTCTATCTCTGAGGTTATCGTCGCTGCCTTTGAGGTTATGGACTACATCAAAAGTATCGCAAGGTTGTACGCCAAGGCAGGTAAGCAGTTCAGTTGGGTCACACCTACCAACTTACTGGTCAGACAGACATACAAGGAGAAGAAAGGGCGTAGAGTTCATACGCATATCTCTGGTAGTATGGTTACTGTACATGTCAAAGATGGTATACCTGACACCATCAATGTAAGGAAAGCAGTATCAAGTTCCAGTCCTAACTTCGTACATTCTTTAGATGCTTCGGCTCTAACTATGACTGTACATGAGGCGATCAAGGATGGGATTACAGATTATGCGATGGTGCATGACAGCTTTGGGACACACTCTCCCAACATGCCGTTGTTCAACCTACGTATAAGAGAATCGTTCGCAAAGCTTTACACCGAGAACGATGTGTTGTACAATCTCTACCTGAGAGCGACTGAGGAATTACCTGATGCCGACGTACCTGAGCCACCTGCTAAGGGTGACTTAGATATAAACGAGGTACTCGTAAGTCCTTACTTTTTCTCATAATTTTATTATCGACACTATAGCCCGTAAACCACAGAGGAAATTAACATGGCTAACAAAATGATGACAATCAAGGGGAACGCAATGTGGGCAAAGGTCTTCGAGCCTGACACTAAGTTTGACCCTAATGGTATCTTTACTATCAACGTACAGATGCCTGAAGAAGAAGCAGCACAGATGTGTGAGCAGTTAGAGCAACTAGCTCAAGAGCGTTTCAATCAAGAGGTAAAGCGTAAGCCTGCCCTGAAGAACTCTCTGTCCATGTCTACACCTGTCAGTCCTGTCTATGATCGTGAGACTGGGGATGCTACAGGTGATGTTGAGTTTAAGTTCAAGCTCAAGGCTAAGGTCAACACCAAAGCTGGTGACGTGTATGACCAAAAGGTTGCTGTATTCGATGCCAAGCGTAAGCCCATCGAGGGTGGTGTGAACATCGGTAATGGTTCTACTGTCAAGGTAGCCTTTGAGCCTATCCCATACATGATGGCTGCTACTAAGTCAGTCGGTGTGTCGTTACGTCTTAAGGCTGTACAGGTTATTGATCTTGTAGAGTACGCTACCTCTTCTAGCATCTTTGATGAGGAAGATGGCTACGAGGCTACCACTGCTGATGTAACGCCTATCCGTAAGGAAGAGGAACCTTTCGCTGATGATGGTCTGCAAGGAGCTATGGCTGCCGATGGCGACTTCTAGGAGCACACTAGAAGAAAGGGTTCAGGCAGACCTAGACGAGCGTGGGGTAAGTTACGAGTATGAACCTTGTAACCTACCCTATGTAGTCCAGAGGAACTACGTGCCTGACCTTAAAATCAAGGAGATGTATATAGAGGTCAAGGGTTACTTCCGTCAAGACGCTCAACGTAAGATGCGTAATGTAAAGGAACAACACCCTGACCTTGATATACGATTCCTTTTCCAAAAAAACAATAGTACATTGCAAGGTGCGAAGCGTCGTAAGGACGGTAGCAAAATGACATGTGCTCAATGGGCAGAGAGATATGGGTTTGAATATGCTGAAGGAGTTATCCCCGATGAGTGGCTCAGATGATGAGAGCGAGTTTATCCAACACGTACCCTGTGATTCTTGTGGCTCGTCAGATGCCAACAGTCTTTACAGTGATGGTCATACTTATTGCTTTGCATGTGAGACGTACGGTAAAGCGGACGGTGACCAAGAACAAGCTACAGAAAATGTTGTCTCGCTTGCTCCTGCTAACTTTGTTTCGGGAGAGTACAAGGCACTAACTAAACGTAAGCTAACCGAGAAGACAGTACGTCTTTGGGATTATCAATCAGGAATTGTTAATGGGAAACCAACGCAGATTGCAAACCATAAGACCAAGGAAGGCCAGACAGTTAGTCAGAAACTCCGTACCTCCGACAAAGAGTTCAGTGTCCGAGGAGTCCTTAAAGATGCAGGTCTCTACGGGCAGTGGCTGTGGCGTGACAAAGGTAAGTCAGTAACAGTAGTGGAGGGAGAGCTCGATGCTCTCTCTTTATCTCAAGCCTTTGACCACAAGTGGCCTGTCGTATCTCTCAAGACAGGCGCAGCAGGTGCTAAACGTGACATCAAGAAAGAGCTTGAGTGGCTAGAGTGTTTCGAGTCTGTCGTATTTATGTTTGACTCTGACGATGCAGGACAGAAAGCTGCGCTAGAATGCGCCACACTGCTCTCACCTCGTAAAGCTAAGATTGCTAGGCTACCTCTTAAGGATGCCAGTGATATGCTACAGGCGGGTAGACAGAAAGAATTAGTTGATGCGTTCTGGTCGGCTAAGACTTTTACACCTGACGGTATCATCAACGGTGCTGACTTATGGGAAGAGGTATCGACAGAAAAAAATGTAGAGACTTTACCTTACCCTTATGCTGAACTAAATGAGAAAATAGGTGGCTGTCGTATTGGCGAGATCGTTACCATTACGGCAGGTTCAGGCTTAGGCAAGTCACAACTCGCTCGTGAGTTTGCTTACTCATTCCTGAACCAAGGCGCTACCATTGGCTACGTAGCACTAGAGGAATCTAGTAAGCGTACTGGTCAAGGTCTGATGTCGTTACACCTTAACAAGCTCGTGCATCTTGAGGACATACCCAAGGCAGAACTACGTGAAGCGTTTGACGCAACACTAGGTACTGGTAGAGTGTTCATGTACGATCACTGGGGTTCTACTGAGTCGGATAACTTACTCAACAAGATACGTTACCTTGCTCGTGGTTGTGGTTGTAAGTACATCATACTCGACCACATCTCTATTGTAGTTAGTGGCATGGAGGGTGGTGACGAACGTAGAACAATTGACACGTTGATGACTAACCTACGTAGCCTAGCCGAAGAACTAAACATCGGGTTGCTAGTTATCTCACACTTACGCAGACCCTCAGGTGACAAAGGACATGAAGAAGGTGTAACTACTTCCTTATCACAACTCAGGGGTTCAGCAGCTATTGGGCAGTTGTCTGACATTGTTATAGGACTTGAACGTAATCAACAAGACCCTGAAGCTTCTGACGTTACTACGTTACGTGTGCTTAAGAACAGGTGGTCAGGTGTTACTGGCGTGGCAGGTACTCTAGCCTATGACAGAGACACTGGACGCATGACTGAACAAGAGGATGATACGCTATTCTAACAAACTTAATCACTCCATCGAGAGGATGTTATGTACATATTTGATATAGAAACAGACAACTTGTTAGACAAGGTAACTAAGGTTCACTGTATTGTTATACAAGACACAGTTACAGGTGAGGTAACGAGGTACGACCCCTACAGGCTACTACGTGCTCTTGCTAAATTAGACGAAGCCGAGGTTATTGGTGGACACAACATCATTACCTACGACTTACCAGTCTTAGAAAAGCTGTACGGTTGGAAGCCTAAGGCTAAAGTGTTCGACACCTTAGTAGCTACTAGACTTATCTGGGCTGATTTGAAAGACCGTGACTTCATATCACGTAAGGTTGAGCCTAAGCTCTTCGGCTCTCATTCTTTAAAGGCATGGGGTCAACGACTGGGTTTA